CTTGCCTTTTTTGATATTAACATCAAAGTAAGACGGAAAAGAATCCCAATAGCTCGTTGACATTGCGTTATGAGTTTTTGGCCCTGTTTTTCTAGGAACCAAATATTCTTTTGAAGACTTAGCGCCACTTCTTACTTTTTGACTTCCCAAAAGACTAGCACTAAATGAAGGGCCATATGTTATCTTTTGATCATATTGTGTCCTACCACTTCTTCCTGAGTAAGTCTTTTTCTTTTTAGTAGCCATCTNCATTATNNTTTCTTTTTAACAGGTTTCTTTTTCTTGTCCATTGGTTTTTTAGTTTTATTTTTGTATTCTTGGACTTTACCTTTTTTGTATGGCATCTTACAATCCTTTTTCTGCTGCGATTTCTTGTTCTTCTTCAAACTGTACCTGAGCTTCCATTGCAATCCTCTGTGTTTGCATTTGTTCAGTTACAGCTACATTTTCTGAGAACAGGGTTGGCTCACCAAGTTCATCAGCAAGTATACGAGCAAACTCTTTGCCTGACATATGTGTCGCAATAGATGGATCAGACAGTTTAAGCTGATACAACTGAGTAATGTTTTGTACTCTTTGTGCTCTTTCAGCAAAGTGTCTAGCACCCATAGGAATAATCTTACCGTTAGCCTTAATGTCTTCCTTGGTAATTTCCTCAAAGAAGAATAGACCACTATCCTCATTCAGTACACGTACTGTGTCAGCATAGTCCATGTTCCTACGTGCAGCCTCAAGCATTGAGTTAAGGATTGGCTCAAGGAATACTCTTTCAAAGTGTGCTGTCTTATGTTGAAAGATACGACCTGCGGCTGTCATAAGCTGACCAACCTCAAAGGCTGTCTTCTCACCTGCACTACGGATACCCATAGCTTCCCTTGGAGCACCTGCTAACATTTCCATCTTACCCTCAAGGTTCTGAATCTGGAAGTCAGCGTTAAGTGCTGTTGCATCAGGAGCTAGGTAGCCTACGTCACCCTCTTCACCCATGTAAATACGTGCTGCAGGTTCAAAGTCGAAGTCCTCTACATCACCTCGTATCTTAAGGATTGGGTATGCAATCTGATCGAAGACATCAGCCTTAAGGTTTTCTAGGTGGTCAATACGGTACTGCATACCAACCAAGTTATCTAGTGGCCCCATAGCATATAGGTTGTCAGGACGTTCTCTCCAACCTGCGTGGAAGACAGGAGCCTTACCTAACCAACTAGGGTTCTGTTCATTAGACAAAACATATGCTCTGTCAACTACTGTTACCACACGGTTCTTGTGGAAGTCACCTGTGTCACCATCATAGATGTCACCGTAGAACGTAAGGATTTCAACATAGTCTGATTCATAGTACTGTTTAATATCTGAGAAGCCATCAGCTAAGAAACCATGAGCCTTATGTACATCTATGTTTGATCCTGAGTAAGACACACGATTAGACATCATACGGTCAAAGATGCCCTTCATATACTCATTGTCAACAGTCTCATCTATCTTACGTTTAATCTCACCCTTAGTAAGAACTGACCTAATAATCTTAGGTGAGTCAGCAAAGGATGGAGCTAAGGGATTAAAACAAATATCAAATGGAGATATACGTACTAGCTTAGGGCCAACATAGTTTACTGCACGTTCACCGTCTTCGTACTCAGTATAATCTCTGACAAAATCAACAGTAGCAAAACAATTACCATACTGGATGTAGTCATTAATTAGTCGGCTAGTTGTATTCTCAAAGTCTGACTGACGAACTTTGTTTTCCATGTAAGCCTGAATAACATCACGTTTGTTTTTGATGTCTGACTCTTGATCATTAGCTTCAAACCTAAACCAACGTTTCTGAGGAAACAAAGCTGAGAAATAATTAGCATGAAGGTTATCAGAAATTTGTGTTAGCTTAGGTGTGGTTGTACTATTAGTCCAAGGTAGTTTATTATTGGAAGTAGTACGAGTGTCAGTAGCATATAGATAGTTACGTAGTTCTTTCCACTCTTCAATTTTTTGTTGACGAGAGTTATTCCACGTAGTCCAACGATCAGCAATATCTGAGGCTATTGCGTGAGGTTCGATAAGTGTGTCAAGGTCAATCGTTGTTCCAGACATTAGAAGGAAACTCCACCAAATCTTTGATTAAACTGTACTATGTTATCTGTGTTTCTACGTACAGTGCGAGAGGGTTTTACTGCCATGTCCACCACAGATGCTAAGGCATCAATCACATCGTCGTGTGGTGGGTTACGAGAAGATAGTTCTTCTTCAAGTACTTGAGTATTGCCGCCTCTGTAGTGCCATATAGCCATGTTATCGTAACGAGGTTCTAAGATAGAGGATATACGTTCTTGCTTATTACCTTGGTTTTTGTTAGGTCTGTACTCATCTATACTAATAGATAAGCCATGTTGTTTGATTAGTTCTTTTAGTTGTTTAACAATAGCTACCTGAGCTACCGTTGTTTCAGCCCTTAGTTTACGGAATGACCACTTAGTCGATAGATGAAGTATGTGCTCAAAGTATTCAGTAATCCTGTCCGTCCTAAACCTGTCAATATCTAAGACATATATATTATTGTCAGCATCTATTCCTACGACAACAATAGCTGTGTAGTCGGCTCTCTTAGACAAACTAAATGCGAAGTCAACTGCTGCATATACGTTTAGTTTCTCATCCCTAAAGTACCAGTAACCATTCTCCTGACGTAGGTGTTTCCTATCGAAGTACTGAAACTTTTCTTTACCTACAGGAACATTGTCAGGGTCAGATGGATCGTTGTAATACTGTGCTCGGTACTGACCTTTATCCAAGTACTTGCCTCGTTTTTTAGCAAGAATTGAAATATCGAACCCAAACCATTTTCCATCTTTACGTTGCTGTCGAGGCCAAAGGAACTCCCCTGTTCCATCACCTCTGTCTTCTACTGGTTGCTCAAAGGTTTCGTAAATACTTTCTTCACCTATTTGATTACCGTCTTTATCAAAGACTTCTTCAACCATTTGTTGAAGCTCTTGGTACAAATCAGATGGGTGATACCTTGTACCTACGACCCACTCTTTGGCTTCAGCACCTTCAATAGACGAGAGAAGAGAGTATTGACTTTTAACTTTATTGCGTCCTTCACCTGTGTAAGCATTTTCATACACCACGACATCATCCAAGACAGCGATGTCACAATGTAAGCCTGTAAGCGAAGTAGTAAGCCCACCAGTAAAGATCGAAGGGTCACGAACATTTTCTTTCTCCCTAAGTGGATGATCAAGCATTATCTCTGATCCTGTCCACTTTTTTCTTTTACCTTCCTCTTCGTGTACATGGTCAGGCCAGTACATACGATATATCTTAGAGGTTAGTATATTTTTAATAAACCCTAATTGTTTTTCAGCTAGGTTGGCTGTAGCTGATATATAAAGTATTCTAAGTGTTGGGTCTTTAGTTAGTTCCCAAGCTACCCTGTAAGCTACTAGTCTTGACTTACCGTGATCCCTTGGAAACAAAAGAAGTTGGAATGGTTTAGCATCTTGTCTTGTCCACCACTCACAGACATCTTCGTGACATTGCCCAAGTACTTGTTCAGGAGCTACCAGATTAATAAAAGTAACTAAACTGTTTTCAGCAGCAGTTTTTATTTGTTCTCTGATAGCCACTTAATTTATTGCTCCGTATCCCTGTTTGCCATCTTTTCCACTGAGTGTCTTATAGCTTTAATGTTTTCATCCATACGACCAAGTGTGACAGCTTGACTTTGAACAACGGCTTCTAAGGCTTCTATTCTTGTTTCATGTTTAATTAAATCTTTTTTATTATTTTCTATAGAATTATCTAGACTAGAAACATACCAGACTAAGGCTATTGTTTGACCAATGATAGCTAAGATAAAACTAATAGGTATTGATTTAGTCATAGTCCAACTGCCTTCACTTAGTGTACTCTTCGCCATGATGTGCCTTCCTTGTAGTAGACCTTTTCAGGTTCTACCCAAGAACCTTCGTATTTAGCATAAGGATCAAATACTTTCCATACACCCTGTTCTTTAATATAAGCTGTCGATGAGAATAGAATAAAGGTTGGTTGAGATGTTATAGAAGTTACACCTGAACTAGTAAGTTCAAGGGTAATTCTAACATTACTGTCTTCGGTAACTCTTGTATTACCGTCCTCAGTTATTCTTGTAATTTGTGTATCTGTACCACCAAACTCAGCGTAAACAACCTTTGACCCTGTTGCGGATACTGTAGCACTTCCAGTTAAAGAGGATTCGGCAGGAATTAAATTACCAAGTACTGTACCTTGAGCCTCTAAAGAACCTGCTGCCGACAAAGAACTGGCAGCTTCTTTTATAAGGCTACCTAAAGAAACTACATTTCCTGTAGAACTTAAGGCACTTAGTCCTTGTTGTATTTTAGTAGCTTCGGCTGAAAAAGAGCCTGTGCTAGTTAAACTTAAAGCTAAAGGTTGTGTAAGTGTAGCCTGAGAAGAAAGGCTTGAAGAACTTGCTAAAGCAGATATTGCTTGTTGAGTAAGTGTTCCTTCAGAAGTTAAACCAGAAGATGCACTTAGAGAAGAAACACCTACATGACTTGCTGTAGTTTCTGCTGAAGCAGCTAAAGTTCCTGTAGAACTTAAAGTACTTTCTGCTTGTTGAGTCTTTAATCCTACAGCAGCTAAAGTTCCTGTAGAACTTAAAGAACTTAAAGCCTGTTGAGACTTTAATCCTATAGCAGCTAAAGTTCCTGTAGAACTTAGAACACTTACAGAAGGCTGTACTCTTATACCTACAGCAGCTAAAGTTCCTGTAGCTGTTAAAGCAGAGGTAGCGTTGTGTAGTGCAACTCCTGTAAAATTTTCAGTTACCCTTGTATCACCATTCTCAAGGATACGGCTATCTGATGCTTCTGTAATCCGATACCCATCGACAGAAGAACTAGCTGCACCTGTTGACCCTAGTGGGCCAGAAGATAAGGGTGAAAAGCCTAACATAGGAGTCTACTATTCTCCTAGTAGGGTAGCCAAATTCAGTGCTTTAAGTTCATCAGGTGTGCTTGCTCCTGCGATACGACTGTCAATCGTGATGTCACGTAAGGTTGCCTTCTGTGTAGCAATAGCATCTGCACCTGAACCAGACTCAAGAGCCTTCATGTAAGACACATCTAATGCCTCTAAGCGTGGCTTGCGTTCAGCCCGTAGTTTGTCCTTATGGATGTTTTTAGCTGCTGTCATATCTACTGTAATGGCACTGCCTGTAAACTGCCAAGCCCCACGGAAGGTACGATCTGATGGGACAGTAAGAGATGCTGCATCACGAACATCTCCGTTGATGTTAATATAAGTTGTAGTCATGCTGCAATCCTCTCGTCAACTTCTTGATTGATCTTCCAAGCACTTCTAAATGACCTATTACTTGGAATTAATTCGACAGGTACAATCTTCATAATTGTTCTGTTTCCTTTGTAGTCTCGCCATACAGAGGGACAGATGTCTTTCATAATAAGATATTCAATGGCTTCTTCTTCTGACATAGGGTCAATGGGTTCTGCGTATGGGTGTTCCTTTGGCTGTCCGTCTGGCACAAGTCTGTCACGCTGATAGGTGTCGATAGGTGGTAGGATGTTACCCTCTAATGCACAGGCTAACCAATTCGGATCAGGGCATAACACTTTGGCAGGGGCTTCTGGATCAGCAGGGTCTTCAAACGCCACCCGATATTTGCTCTGCACTGGCTTAAGGCGGCTCTTAGCTTCTGTTAATCTATCCCAGAGATGCCTCATGCTAATTTTCCGTGTGCGTTAAATGCTGCATAAGGATAATCTAGTAAGCCAGATGCTGTTGGGCCTGAATAAACTGTAATCAATCTAGCGCTGCTTGCTGTTACAGCACTGTTTTCTCTAGGCTGAACATTATAGGTGTAAGTTGTTACAGCGGAACTATGGGCAAAATGACCGCCGATTTGGTAATCACCATCGACAAAATTGCTAGTGTAAGAAAAGGTATAATCCCCGACATCATTGTCAAGAAAACCACTAACTCCGTGGCTATCACGAATAGCAGCAGTGCCTGTTCCATTCCAACAACACCAAGCCTTAGCTGACCCTAAATTTGTATTAGTAAACTGTGTCTGTATGTTACTTGTGACACCATCCAGATGGTTTAATTCAGCAGCAGTAGAGGTAACTCCATCTAGAATATTTAACTCTGCTGCAGTAGACGTTACACCGTCTAAAATATTTAGCTCTGCAGTTGTTGCAGTAACACCATCCATAATACTGAGTTCAGCGGCTGTAACAGATGTATCACTTAGGTCAGCCGTAACAATATTACCCCTGACAAATGTACTGATCTGTGTACCTGTGACTTTTTTAGACGTCCCTGCCTCATTGATCTCGAACTCATTAGCTGCGGCTGCTGCAGAGGCTGCTGTGAGTTCT